GCGCAAGATAAACTGCTGTTAGTTGATGTCGTTCGTGAACATCTTGGTTTCACATAAAACGCAATTTAACGCGTTTTAAGCCACTTTACTAAAAAAGACTAATCAGTTTATTTACGAATCACTTTAATCGTGTTGTAAATGCTTTATAATAAGTTTTTAACGTATATTTCTTTTATTGTTTTGCCAATCCACTTTCCAAATCATTAAAAAATTATCTGCCCGCGTTCAGATTACTCTTTTCTCAAAATAGATCATGATGCTCTATATCAATTTATTGGAGCATTTTTTATGGCACTTATTCCCGTTTTTAAACCCGGCACGCACACAGCTGTTGATGGTCGAAGAATCACGTTCACTTTAGAGAACTGTATTGATTTAGCAGAGAGCTATGATCCAAGTTTATCTGAAGCACCCGCTGTTATTGGTCATCCAAAACTAACCGCACCAGCTTATGCTTGGGCAAAATCATTCGAAGTAAAAGACGGTTTGGTATATGCCAAGTTAGATCAGATTAATCCAGAATTTGCTGAAGCATATAACGCTGGCAGCTATAAAAAACGCTCACTTTCAATTTATCTACCTGATTCACCAGGCAACCCCAAACCAGGTCATTATTATGCCCGGCATATTGG